CCTCGCGATGGTCCGATTCACGATCTTGTTAACACTTACTACGATGTTTGTGCTGAATTCGGCGCGAGACCTTTTGGCAAATCAAAATACTTGGACTCCGATTTTAAACCGATTGGAGTAACTCCTGACTCGAATTATGTCCCTACAGACATGTCAGGTGAAGCGATGTTCAATGGCTTGAAGAAAGGTATCAAAAATCTCGTTCTAGTCAATGACCAGATACTGCTTCGTTTGCAGGATTTGGTTGACCTTGAGTGGGGAAAATTGTTTGTCGAATTAGATCCCTGGTCTTTCTGGCAGGCTATCGACTACTTGACCATGGACAAGAGTCCTGGCTTTCCTTTCTTCTATTGGACTTCTACGAAGCAAGAAGCTATTATCGCCTTCTGGGATGGCACTATAAAGGAATGGACCGTTCGCCTATTACGAGGCGACACTTCGGTGCCCGTTGTCTGTTCTGCCACCCTCAAAACTGAGTTGCGTGAGCAAGCCAAAGTTGATGCAAAGAAGACTCGAATCTTCATGTCCTCGCCCATACACCACGTTATAGTTGGGAATATTTTGTTTGGTGCCCAGAATTCGGCTATGAATTCCACCGCCAACTTGTTGATCCACCCGTGCACGATTGGAATTTCCCTTCCTGGGAAGCCGTTCATTAATATGTTGTACAAACTGGAAGACATCTTTCCAGGCTGTGGTTTCGATGGTGATGTTGGTTCTTGGGACTTTTCGTTGTTGATCGCTATCATGGCTGTTGTAAAAGCAGTCAGAAAGAAGTATCTGCCTCTAGAACTTCATGCCGCCGTCGATGCGTACTATGATTCTACAGCATCCGGATGGGTGTTCATAAATGGGCTCCTGGCCTGGGTTAACTCCCAAAAATCTGGAACCACGAACACTGGCAACGACAATTCTATGATCTTGTATGCACACTTTGCTCTGGCATTCCTTTGCCTTAAGCAGCTCAATCAGCCAGATCTCCCCGACAATGCTTTCAGAAAGCTTGTCAAGATCTTCGTCAATGGGGATGACAATGTGCTGTCTGTGAGTCCTGACATTGTTAGCTGGTTCAACATTGTCACTATTTCTCAGTTCTTTGGTAAAGAGCTGAATATAGAACTCACTTCTTCGCAT